TAGAAGTTGGCTTCTATGATGGCGAAGTTGATAAGTGTCAATTGATGCTTGAACGCTTTGCCTATCTGGTTGCCCAACAAGAGCGTGAGCGCATAAATGCCAACATTAAAGAGCTTGAGCGTGATGCTGCTCGTTACCGAGAGGTTAGGGAGTGGGACTTTTGTGGCTATGACCATGGACTTATATCGCCAGAAAGTGTTGATAGAGAAGTTGATAATGCAAGGGGCAACCATGACTGATTGGACTAAGGAAGAAGACGAAGCATTTAATGTTGTCGAGCAACAAAGCAACCTTGGTAAGCAAATCCTAAAAGCCCAAGGTCAGCCCTATCATTTTGATACTTACGTTTCACCATCTCAAAGAAACCATGTTCTTGAGGAAGTGGCTTTAGAGTTTGACAAAATGAAAGCCTTTGGTGACACAGCGCATAGTTTTGCTGCTTTTGTCAGGGATATGAAATCTTGCATTGAAAGTAAAAAATGAGAGTAAGAATTAGAAAAGACGCTGATGGCGCATGGAGTGTCGAGACTAAAAAATGGTACGAGTTTGATTGGACTTATCGCAAATGTATGCTTGGTGATGACGCAGAAAAGAGAGCATTGGAATATGCTCGTCTGCTGCTAAACCCTGTAATCATAGAAATTACATGATTCACTATCACGGACTTCCAATAACACCAGCTACAGTAGCGGTTAAAGCAATAGAAAGTGGTCATGCGTTTGTTTCGTTTGCTCATTCTGACCAGTTGTCTGTAGCAATAGAAGTTTGTCAATCATTTGCAATAGACAATGGGGCTTTTTCTGCTTGGAGACAAGGTAATCCAATTATTGATTGGCAACCTTTCTACGATTGGGCATTAAACCTAAAAAAAGTTCCATCTTGCGACTTTGCAGTAATTCCTGATGTGATTGATGGAACAGAAGCTGACAACGATGCTTTGTTGAGAGATTGCCCATTGCCTAAGTGGTTTGGCGCACCAGTTTGGCATATGCACGAATCCCTTGAGAGACTAGAACAACTAGCAAACACCTATGTTCGGGTCTGCATTGGCAGTTCTGGAGAGTTTTCTACAGTTGGAACATCTCAATGGTGGGTAAAAATTGGTCAAGCAATGAGGGTTATTTGTGATGATATGGGAAGACCTGCTTGCAAACTGCATGGTTTGAGGATGCTAGACCCTGCAATCTTTACCAAGCTACCATTTTCATCAACCGATAGCACCAATATTGGCAGGAATGTTGGCATTGATGTGCATTGGAAACATGGCAATTATCTGCCGCCAACCAAGGAAGCAAGAGCGCAAATCATGCGTTCTAGGATAGAAGCCTTTAATGCACCATCCAGATGGAACTTTTATCAACCAATGGAACAGGAAACACTTTTATGATTTTTGCTTTAATAGCGTATGCCGTGGCAATGACTTTGGCAAACCTTTTGGTGGCAACATTTGGCCCTGCAATTAGCCCAATAAACGCTTTTTTTCTAATTGGACTTGACTTAACATTGAGAGATTGGCTTCATGTTCGCCTAAAAACTTGGCAAATGGGATGCTTAATTGTCGGTACTGGCGGGTTGACTTATCTGCTAAACCCTGCGTCTGGAATGATTGCGGTAGCTTCTGCTGTGTCATTCTTAGTTGCATCTGTAGTTGATTGGGCGGTATTTGTAAAAGCAACAGGCTCATGGATTAAACGAGCAAATGTTTCAAATACGGCTGGTGCTGCCGTGGATTCTTTGCTATTTCCAACAATTGCATTTGGTATTTTGATGCCAGAAATCATTGCGCTTCAATTTATTGCCAAAGTTTCTGGTGGTGCAGTTTGGTCATTTTTATTGCAAAAATTCCAAAATGAACAACAGACCCAATAACAGGGAACGACTTCACTTGGCAAAGATTAAGGAAATGCCTTGTGGGGTCTGTAATGCTTCTCCTCCAAGCGATGCACACCATATTGTTCAGCATAACCAATACTTATGTATTCCTTTATGCAAGGACTGTCATACAAACAATTTTCTTGGTTTGCATGGTCAGAAACGTAATTGGGCAATTTATAAGCAAGATGAAATGTCAGTTTTAAACGAAACATTAAGAAAAATGTTAGGATAGCGTTACTCAGTTGCCATTGAGACTTTAGAGAGATTTGCGTCTCTCTTTTTTTTGTGAGAAAATAGCACAAACTCCTAGGGACACCTATGTCTGGATTATTAGAGCCATCCGTAAAAATTGAGATTGAGATACAAAGCCAAGAGAAAAAGGGCGAAGCGTGTCCAGTTGCCACAGGTGACGTAGAAGTCAATCTTGAGTGTCGCCAAAAAGCCATTGATAAGGCGAACTATGGCCCAATGAACCCCAATGAGCCAAACATGGACTATTGGCGTGACATTTCTAAGGCTTGGAGAATCTCTCCTGCACAAGCTAAAAAGTCTCGTTGCGGTAACTGCGCTGCATTTATCCAAACCCCTAAGATGCTTGCTTGCATTGAATCAGGCTTGGAAATGGGCGGTACAGAGATGGATGCTTGGGAAGTCATTGACGCTGGTGACTTAGGCTATTGCGAAGTATTTGATTTTAAGTGTGCTTCCAAGAGGACTTGTGAGGCATGGATTAGTGGTGGGCCAATAACCGAGGAAGAAAATCATGGGAACAACGAATCAACAGGCTCTGGAGATGATGCAGAAACTTATGCAGAAGAAGACTAAGCCCATGCCTGAGCGTGGTGGGCGTACTGCAAAGAACAAAGCAAAGAAGCCAAAAAAATGAAAATGACAAAAGCTGGTCAGAAGAAAGTTGGCAAAGTGATGGGTGAGTACAAAGAAGGTACTCTGCACTCTGGCAAAAGCGGTAAGGTTGTAAAAAGCCGTGACCAAGCAATTGCTATTGCTATGGCTGAAGCTGCTAAGAAAATGGGCAGGATGAAGTAATGGCTGACTTAGGCGCATTTTTTGGTAATCCAAACATACAGCGTCAAGGTGCTAGGGCTAGAGCCTTGGCAGGACAGAGAGATGTAAACACATTACGAGACCCACTTACCTATGCAGTTATGCAGGGTTTGCTAGGCACAAGACCAGATGAGATGGGGTTTAGTGTTCTCAATCCTGATTACGAAAAGATTAAAAAAGTAGCAGAGCCAGCATTTGCTTTGGGTTTGCTTGGTCAAGCAGCACCTGCATTATCACCTTTAACTAAGGGTTTACCAGTAGGCGCAAGCGTTAAGAATGTTGGTGATGACTTGTTGTCTTATCGTGGTAGCCATACTGCGCCAGACTCAAGTTTTGGTGCGCCTTTGTATGACTTAACTGGCGGTGGTCAAATGTACCCTGCTGATGTTTATAGTTCTAAAGCAGCGCAAATTTATGGTGGTGGTGTGCCTTATGACCAAAAGGCTTTTTCTATTGCTCAACAATATAAAGACAAGCCAAACGCACTTGTAACTATCTATCGTGCTGTTCCAAAAGATATATCTAATTCTGAAAAATTAGCTACTTTGGAAAAGCAAATGGCGGCTTACATGAAGCGTGGCACATTACCCAAAGACGCAGACAATTACTCTAGTGGCAGTAAATGGTATGACGCTGCATATGAGAAGCGTGAACAATTACGCAAAATCCCTGATGAGCCTAGCAATGACATAAACGCTATAAATGCAGGTGATTGGGTTACCTTAACAAAAGAGTATGCAAAAGACCACGGAGAATCTGCTTTAAAAGGTGAATATAAGATTCTTAGCAAAAAAGTTAAAGCTAAAGAAGTATTTACTAACGCTGATTCAATCCATGAGTTTGGTTACCAGCCTCAAGTGGCAAAACCAATTCAAGCAGTCGCACCAAAGCAAGAAGCACTAAACACAGCCCAAAGAAACGCTGCTGAGTATCCTTTAGCCCCTGCTGGAACTAGATACGAAGAATTTGGTGGCGAACTTACATACATGACTCCTGATGAGTACTTGTCCAGAGTAAGACCATTAACTCTAGATGAAGAATCATTAGACAATATTGCTGCTCTTAAAAGCCATGTTCAGTCTGGTGGACAACTAGACCCATTACACATTTATAAGTCTGGTGTAGAGGATGGTAGGCATAGGGCATATATGGCTAAAGAATTGGGAATTGAGAAAATCCCTGTTGCTTTGCATACCGAAGCAAACAATCTTGGTCAAAACATACCACTAGATGCGTTATCATTATTGGCAGAACAACAACGTAAGAAAATTACAGGTCTGTTAGAATAAAGTATTACTTAACCTTGACCAACCCTAGAGGAGTCAAACAAAATGAATAAATTAGAGGCAGGATATTCCGAAAACCTAACCAATAAAGGTAGAGGAAGACCCAAGGGGGCTGTCAATCGTGTCACTAACGAGTTTAGAGAGACAGTTAGATGCCTACTAGAGGATAACGCTGAAAACGTCTCTAAGTGGCTAGAATTAGTAGCAGAGGGTGACGAAGCAAAACAGATTCGTCCTGACCCTTACAAAGCCTTAGACATGATTTCTAAACTGGCTGAGTACGCCACACCTAAACTTGCTAGAACTGAGTTAACAGGTAGCGACAACAAACCCATTGAGATTAGCGTTACATGGGCGAAGTAATCGAAATTCCCTATAAGCCAAGGGAACACCAACTAAAGGTTCACGAGTTACTGGATGGCAAACGCTTTGCAGTAGTAGTGGCACATCGTAGGTTCGGTAAGACTGTAGCTGCGCTTAACCACTTAATCCGTGAGGCGGTGCTAAACGAGAAAGAAACACCCAGATACGCTTACATTGCGCCTACCTACGGACAAGCAAAGAGGGTAGCTTGGGACTATCTCGTTAAATACACTACTCCGCTAGGCGGTACTAACAACATCTCAGAGTTACGAGTTGACTTCTGGGGTAGGCGTATTCAACTGTATGGCTCAGACAATCCTGATTCCCTGCGAGGTCAATTCTTTGATGGGGTAATCATTGATGAGGTGGGTGACCAGAATCCTAAGATATGGACTGATATTGTTAGACCTGCTCTGACAGACAGAAAAGGCTGGTGTCTATTCATTGGTACACCCAAAGGACATAACCACTTTAAAGAGTTGCGAGACAGGGCAGAGAAGGAAGAAGGATGGGGGCTGCTAGAGTTTAAAGCCTCTGAGACAGGGGTAGTAGATGAAACAGAACTGAAGGCTGCTAAGAACGAGATGGGCGAGGATAAATACCGCCAAGAGTTTGAGTGTAGCTTTGACGCTGCTGTAGAGGGTTCTTACTATGGGCAAATGCTGAACGAGTTAGAAGAAAAAAAGCATATGCAAGAGATTCCCAGAGAGGAGTTGAGCAGAACTTTTACTGCTTGGGACTTGGGTATGGGTGACTCTACATCTATCTGGGTGGCTCAGTTGGTGGGTACTGAGGTGCGCCTAATCGACTATTACGAGAATCATGGAGTTGGCTTAGACCACTATGTGAAGTGGATTAAGGATAATGATTACTCAAAAGCAGAGCATATTCTGCCCCATGACGTTAGGGTTAGAGAGTTAGGCACAGGTAAAAGCAGACTAGAAATGCTTGAGGACTCAGGGCTACAAGTCAAGATTGCACCCAGAATGGGACTAGATGATGGCATCCAAGCGGTCAGAAGGTTGCTTCCAAGGTGCTGGTTTAACGTGCCTAAAGTACAGACAGGTCTGAACTGCCTGAGAAACTACCGCAGAGACTACGATGAGAAGCGTAAGATATTCTTTGAAAGACCATTACACGATTGGTCTAGTCATGGCTCTGATTCTTTCCGTTACTTAGCCCTTGGATTGGATGAAGGACATTCAACATGGTCTAAGCCTATTAACCAAACTCCGAAGTGGATTGTCTGATGTATGTACAAATGCAGGGTGTAAATTTAGCACCTAAAGTAAAAGAACTTGAAAAGCGTATCGAAATGCTTGAAAATATGGTAAAAGAGTTACAATTGGATAAACCCCGAATGGGACGCCCTCCAAAGGACAAGCATGGCACAGAACGAGTTAATGTCGATAATCCAAGCAGAGATTGATGATGCAATTGGATTTATTGAAAGCGAAACTGTTGAACAACGCAAACAGGCTCTGGAGGCTTATCTACGACAGCCATATGGTAATGAAGTTGAGGGTAAGTCTCAAATCGTTACTGGAGAAGTGGCAGAAGCGATAGATGGTGCGCTACCTAGCTTAGTTCGTATCTTCACAGGCTCAGATGATATTGTAGTTTTTGAGCCTCAAGGCCCTGCCGATGAAGCGTCCGCAAAACAAGCGACACAGTATTGCAATTGGGTTTTTAGCCGTGATAACGCTGGTGTAGCCATTCTGCATGATTGGTTCAAAGATGCCTTGCTACAGAAGAACGGCATTGTTAAAGCGTATTGGGAAGACAAAGAAGACATTACAAAAGAGCGTTACTTTGACTTGTCTAACGATGAGTTAGCAATGCTGATGAGTGACGAGACTATGGAGATTGTCGAGCAAGATACGACAGAGTTCCCGATAATTGACCCAATGGGTCAGCCAGTTATAGACCCTATGGGTATGCCTGTGATGGGTGCTACTCATAACGTAGTTGTCCAACAAAAGAAAAAGTCAGGCAAAGTTACGATTGAGAATGTCCCTCCAGAGGAGTTCTTGATTAGCAAGAAGGCTCGAACTATTGCTGATTCACCTTTTGTAGCCCACAGGCAGATGTTGACTCGTAGCACCTTGGTTGCTATGGGCTTTAACAAGAAGCAGATTGAAGGCTTACAGATGGGTGATGCTTTGGCATATACGCCAGAGCGTGTGGCTCGTTTCTCTGCTGGTGAGCAACCTTACCAAGTTCAGACAGATGACCCCTCAATGCAAGAGATTGAGGTCTTTGAGTGCTATGTCAAAACTGATATAGATGGCAAAGGCATTGCTTCATTGGTTCAAGTGTTCTACGCTTCTAATGAGATTCTTGAGGACGAAAAAGGTAAGGAAATGATTGAGGAAGTGGACTATGTTCCTTTCCACTCAATTTGTCCAATCCCAATTCCACATAAATTCTTTGGTAACTCACTAGCTGACAGAACAGTTGACCTACAGTTAATCAAGACTACTATCACTCGTCAGATGTTGGATAACTTATATCTGACAAACAATGCTCGGGTGGTTGCGGTTGAGGGTCAAGTAAACCTTGATGATTTGCTGACTTCTACTGCTGGTGGTGTTATTCGTGCCAAGTCACAAGGTGCTGTTCAACAATTGGTTGTGCAGAACGTGGCTAATCAGGCTTTCCCAATGCTTCAGTATCTGGACACAATTCAGTCTAAGCGTACAGGCGTGTCTGATGCTTCACAAGGGCTAGACCCATCTGTATTGCAGAACGTGACTGCTGCTGCGGTAGCTTCTATGCAACAAGCTGGCGCAGGTAAGATTGAACTGATGGCTCGAATCTTTGCTGAGACAGGCGTTAAGTCTTTGTTCCAAGGCATCTTGCACTTGCTCTGTAAGTATCAGGACAAAGCACGAATGGTTCGCATGCGTGGCGAATTCGTAGAGTTTGACCCTAGAACATGGGCTAACCAATACGATGTGTCTATCAATGTAGGTTTAGGTGCAGGGAATCGTCAAGAGCAGATGGCTATGTTGTCTATGGTTCTTGCTAAACAAGAGCAGTTGATTGCTCAGTATGGCCCTGCTAATCCTTACGTTTCACCTGCTCAGTATCGTGGTACTTTGGGACGCATGGTAGAGATTGCAGGGTTTAAGGACTCTGCTGAGTTCTATAAAGCGATTACCCCAGAGCAAGACCAAGCATTGAGCAATCCTCCTCCACAACAACAACAGATGCCTCCAGAGATACAGGCATTGATGGCTAAGACTCAAGCTGAGATACAAGCCAACCAAGCTAAAGCACAAGCTGACTTGCAGATGCAACAACAGCAGATGCAGATTGATATGGAAATGGCGCAACAGAAGGCTGCTCTTGAAATGCAATTGATGCGTGAGAAAGAGATGGCTAAGTTGCAACTTGAGCGTGAGAAACAACAGGCTTACTTTGCATTGAAGCAACAAGAGTTTGAAGCAGAAGCCCAATTGAAAGCAATGAAGATTGGTGCTGGCAT